GCATTTCCAAGGTTTCCTGTATTCCGAAAACCCAATCGGCATGCAGGGAGCCAAGAACGCAATCGGTGACCAGATTGCACACTTTGAACCAATGCGTGGATCAATCCAGCAGGCAATTGATTACTGCAAGAAGCCTGAAACGCGTGTCCCAGGCAGCACTTGGGAAGAAGAGGGTGAGCCTCCCGAGCAGGGCAGACGCACTGACCTTCATGATTTTCGCGATGCTGTGCTTGGTGGTGTTGACGACAGCACGCTTGTACAGGACCACATCGGGTGCCTGGCAAAGTACCCTCGGCTGGAGTCTCGACTGAAGGCAGCACGGGACAAGGAACTCACACGTTCTTTTCGCTCGATCACAGTGGTGGTCAACTGGGGCGACACTGGGACTGGAAAGACTCGCGGGCCGTATGAGGAGGGAGCTTTCATTTGGCATCCCAGCAGCCCAGAGTGGTGGGATGGATATGATGGTGAGGAGATGATTCTGATCGACGAGTTCTACGGTCAGTTGAAGCCAGACCGCTTGCTTGCTCTGCTTGATGGCTACCAGTGCAGGCTGCCAGTCAAGGGGGCATTCACTTATGCGAAGTGGACGAAGGTTTATATCACCAGCAATCAGAAACCAGAGGACTGGTATGGAGAGGCAGTGCCAGATAGTGTCAAGGCAGCACTCATGAGACGGATCAGCCAGGTAGTTCACTTTTCACTGCCATTTGGGCCTGTTTAATTAAAAATGAAGTTTGAAAAACAGAAAACAGGCGTTTTCAAGACAGTGGCTGAAGTGAGGTGCCCTTAGCGTGCCCCGACCCAAGACAGTGGCTGAAGTGAAGTTTTAAATTTAACTCCCTTGGGTGCATCTTTAGGCGGCAGAACCCAACCCAAACCCCCCCCCCAGGGGTGTAGGGCCGGTCTAAATCCAAGGCGGGTATAGGGCCGGTCTAAAGCCAGAGGTGGGGCAATTTAAGGTCTAAAAGCTGCAGCTAGGGCCGGGTGTCGCTCCGCTCCCCCTAGGGGCTCGCTCCGCTCGCCCCTTTAGGTCCCATTCTGGGTGATTTCAAATTTGGAAGAGAATTTAATGGAGGGAGACTGCAGGTCATTGGGAGAGTTGTTGTTGAAGCAGACCATGAACAGTCTCTGGTAGTAGGGACGGTGCTCCTGTGGGATGGAGCTCCAGGCACCCATGGTGTTGGCCATCTTCCAGTTGGGCCTGAGGTGCATCCTGAAGTTGGTGGTGTGGGCCCACCCTTCAGTGGTGGCCAGGGTACCAGTGACATTGGATCTAGTCCAGAATCTCTTGATGTAATGGATCTTCCAGCGCAGCTGGTTGATGTAAACAATGCCCTGGTTGAAGGTGTAGTCATGGCCTTCGGTCAGAGTGAGGCTTCCATCGTCGTCAATAGTGACTGCACGAATCTTTTGATTCTTGGGAGTGAGCAGACACAAGGTGATGTCAACTTCTGAGGGTTCTGTATAGGGGTAAATCTTGCCCATGATGTCAATGCGCTTAAGAGTGGCTGACTTGGTCTTGGCGGGCTCGGCTTGACCCGCGAAGATCTGAGACATGACAGAAGAAGAACCAGTAGTGGCCATAGGAACGAAAACATCAGTCCAAACGTAGTTAGCGGACATGACGGCATCAGTGGGGTGGCCGAGGTACGTCAGTCGCTCCGTCCGCAGTCTCTGGACGCGTTCAACCTTCGCGACACGCTTCGTCAGGCTCTTGGTCTTCGTCTTCCTGCGCTTCGTGCTCGTCTTCTTCGAGTACTTGCGCTTGCGCTTGTACTTCGGCATCGCAGGCCTCACGGGATGAGGCAGCAGCTCTCGGTAGCGTTAATAAAACTTTTAATATATTTGTTTTCGGGATGCACCCCTGAACTCCCTGAGGGTCCGGAAATGCTATAAGAGTAACGGGAACAGAGGTGGCGTGGGTAATACTATGCCACGCCACCCCCGACAAAATGTCTGCTCAAAATCTCGCGGCTGGTGCTTCACCTCCTTTGCAACGATGCGTCCAACAATGGGGGATCGTCTCCGTTACCTCATCTTTCAGAAGGAAATCTGCCCAGAAACCGAACGTGAGCATTTCCAAGGTTTCCTGTATTCCGAAAACCCAATCGGCATGCAGGGAGCCAAGAACGCAATCGGTGACCAGATTGCACACTTTGAACCA